ATACAAACGCTCGTGCTGATGCTCGTGTAGTTGCAGGTATCACTGGAAAACTTGATGCCTCTGCTGTTAGTGCTTTCGGTCTAACACTTGTTGATGACGCAGACGCTGCTGCTGCCAGAACTACATTAGGATTAGGCACTGCTGCTGTTGCTGCAACTGGTGACTTCGCTACTGCTGCACAAGGTACAACTGCTGACAACGCACTCGCTGCGTCTGCTGTAAGCACCTTCGGTGGCACTCTAATTGATGACGCAGATGCTGCTGCTGCAAGGACAACCCTTGGATTGGGCACTGCTGCTACTACTGCCTCAGGTGATTATGCAACTGCTGCACAAGGTGCAACTGCTGACTCTGCACTACAGGCAGAGACAATTACATTAACTACCCTCAAAGCTGAAGTCGCTGCGTCCGCAGACTTTGCTGCCTTCAAGCTTAGAATCGCTGCTCTATAAGTAAATGGCATCACCAACCTCAAAAGCAACTCTTAAAGAATATGCTCTACGCAGACTGGGTAAACCAGTCTTGGAGATTAATGTATCTGATGATCAATGCGATGATGCTATTGATTATACTATTCAGAAATTCCAACAGTATCATTACGATGGTATGGAAAGGGTGTATCTTAAGCATAAGATTACCCAGGCAAATATTGATAGAGCAAAGGAAGACCAAGACACTGCAACTACCTCATCTGCTGGAAATGATGCATGGCAGGAAGGTAATACTTACATAGAAATACCACAACATATACATTCGGTTGAAGGAATCTTCTCCTTTACTGATAAAGGTACTGCAAACATGTTTGATATTAGATATCAAATGCGTTTGAATGACTTGTATGACTTTACGTCTACACAGTTTTATCATTACTACATGATACAACAACACTTAGGAACTATTGATTTCTTATTAGAAGGAATCAAACCTACTCGTTTTTCAGCAGTTCAAGATAGGTTATATCTTGATTTTGATTGGCAAACTGATGCTCTAGTTGATACTTTTATTGTCATTAAAGCATGGAGAGCACTAGACCCAATCACATGGACTGAGATATACAACCAGATGTGGGTTAAAGACTATACCTCTGCTAAGATTAAGAAGCAGTGGGGTCAGAACATGACCAAATTCCAGAACGTCCAGATGCCTGGCGGTGTTACTCTCAACGGAGAGATGATATATAACGATGCTGTCCAAGAATTGAAAGAATTAGATGAGCAGCTTCGCACCGTTTGGGAGACTCCACCACTAGACATGATAGGATAAATGGCAACTAACACTTATTTCACTCAAGGTACAACTGGTGAGCAAGACCTTCATGAGTCTCTTGTCACTGAGCAAATTAAGATGTTCGGCAAGAATGTATATTACATCCCTCGTACACTGGTCAAAAATGACAGTGTTTTTGGTGAAGATACTATGTCTAAGTTTGAGGGAGCGTTTGAAATCGAAGCGTATATAGAAGATAACACTGGGTTCCGTGGTGACGGAGACATGTTTAGTAAGTTTGGTGTTCAGATATCAGACCAAGCAACCTTTGTTGTATCACGTACAAGATTTACTGCTGCTGTAGATGATAATGCAGAATTGATTGTTGAGGGTAGACCTAACGAGGGAGACCTTGTATACTTCCCTATGGCGAATAAGATATTTGAGATACAATTTGTTGAGTATGAAGTACCATTTTTCACGTTGGGTAAACAGTATACTTGGGGACTACGATGTGAACTCTTCCAGTACAGCGACGAAGACTTCGAGACTGGAATTACAGCGGTTGATGCTATTGAGGTCAACTATGCCAATGCAATAAGTGTTAACGTTGCCGAGGGTGGTAGTGGAGACTATGTTGCTGAGGAGATTGTTACAGGTGGTAACTCTAATGTAACTGCCACAGTCAAGTCTTGGAATAGTGCTACACGTCAGTTGGTTGTATACAATAGGTCTGGTATCTTTAGTATACCTGAGACTATTACTGGTGATACATCTAGTGCTGCCTGGACAAGTGCTACATATAACACCATAAATAATCAAAATGATGGCATCGATGCTAACTTCGCTATTGAAACACAGGCAGATGGTATCATTGACTTCACTCAAGGTAATCCCTTTGGTGAATTTGGAAATAAAGGAAGTAGTATCTAATGTTAGGCACGTATTCATATCACGAAATTATCAAGAAGACAGTAGTCGGTTTTGGTACACTGTTCAATAATATTGAATTGCGTCGTGTGGCTTCGGGAAAGACAGAGGTGATGAAAGTACCTCTGGCATATGGTCCAAAGCAAAAGTTTTTAGCTAGAATAAATCAGATAGGTCTTAACAAGACTTCAGTCCAGATTACATTACCTCGTATATCATTTGAGATACAAGGGTTTAATTATGATGCGACACGTAAGGTCTCACCTACCCAGAAGGTAAGGAAGACACAAGCAGACAAGAGTGTTAAACAATCATTCATGCCTGTCCCTTACAATCTGAATTTTGAATTAGCTATTATGGCGAAGAATCAAGATGATGGACTTCAGATTCTTGAGCAGATTCTTCCCGTCTTTCAACCATCCTTTAACATCACCATGAATTTGGTTGATGTATTAGGAGAGAAGAGAGACTACCCTATTACTCTTACATCTATCGATTATGAAGATGTATATGAGGGTGACTTTGATACACGTAGGACATTAGTCTATACGTTGCAGTTTGTTGCGAAGACATATCTATACGGACCTGTTACCGACTCCTCAGTCGTTAAGAAGGTACAAGTGGATTACTCTACAAAACTTGATAAGACTGCACCACGTGAAGTTCGTTATACAGTTGAACCTGATCCAGTTAATGCAGGTCCAGATGATGATTTCGGATTCAGTGAAATGACTTCTAACTTCGTTGATGCTAAAGATTGGAATCCAGTGACGGGACAAGATGAGTAAAACATATGATGGTATTGAGGAGGCTTTAGATGTCGAAACCTCTATCGTTCCTAAAACGGACGGTAAAATGGATATCGTTCCAACGTCAACTAAAGATCAGCTCAAGAAGGATTATGAGTACACGAGGGGTAATCTATACTCCCTTATCGAAAAGGGTCAAGAAGCGGTTGATGGAATCTTGGAAGTCGCTCAAAGCAGTGATCAACCAAGAGCATACGAGGTAGCAGGACAACTCATTAAACATGTAGGAGATGTTGCTGACAAACTCGTAGACCTTCAAAAGAAGGTAACAGACATTGAATCACCTAAGGGTGGCACAACAAAAGAAGTAACTAACAACACCATGTTTGTTGGTAGTACAGCAGAACTTGCGAAGTTTCTAAAACAAAAGCAAGATAAATAATCTAGTATAAGGTATCTTAAACCATGTCGGTATTAAATGTAATTGACACACAGACAATCAGTGCATCTGGTACTGGCTATATTGTAGTCAAGTCTGGTGTCCTAAGAGTCTATAGTGCAAGTGCATCTACCATAAAGATTGATGCTGGACCTGCAATCACACTTGCAGCAGCAACACCTGAGTTGATCTCTTGCGGAAAACCAAAGTCTTCAAGGATTAAGGCAGCAACTGATGCTGCTGCTATGGTAGTAACCGTGGATCACGGTGGTACACCAGCACACACGTTTGCAGTAGGAGATTATATTGCTACTGTTGATGGTGGTGACACTGATGGATTTACTTCTGACTTTGAGTCAGCAGCATCATCAGGTAAGAAAGTAACTGCAATCTCAGATACTACTATTACAACAGACTATAATTCAGGTGGTGCTTCTGCTGACTATGCAGTATCAAGTGCTGATGTCATTGCTGGCACACTACCACAAATACAGAGAGCAGTTTTGCTTACTGCTGGTGGTGCTGATGTGATTGTAGAGCAAGTCCAAATCGTTGGTGGGTAACATGCTATCATTTAAAGAACAACAAGCAGAATCATTCATTACCGAGGAGTGGAATGTTGCAGCGATTGACGTTGCTGCTGATTACTTCCTAGATGAAGGTATCAATGAAGAAGGTATTGACCTCATCGTTGAGGAAGTCGGACTAGAAGATTTTGTTGAGTATATACTCGACCCTCCATCTGAAGATTTGATGGAAGAAAGGTCTGCCAAGAGAGCTACTGCCAGTGCTCCTTCATATGAGAAGGTAAAGGCAAAGGTTGACTCTGGAGATGCTGCAAGGAAGAAAGCAGGTAAGGGTGAATATGCCAAGACTGCTGCTGCCAAGCGTAACTATGGAGACGAGGATAATACAAACTATGATGACAAACCAGCTGCCAAGAAGAAGACAGTTGCTAAAGCAAAGACTGCTCCTAAGCCAAAGGCAAAACCTAAGGTTGTTGAGATCAAGAAAAAGGTTGAGAAGTCAGTCCCCAAAGCTAAGGCTGCACAACCTGATAAGAAAGCAACTAAGAAAGGTCTCCTCAGTAAGATTGGTGACACTGTTAAGAAAGGTGTCGAAAGACATCAGAAAGCAGTAAGTGATACCAAAGCAGCATATAAGAAGCAACGTGCTAAGGGTAAGGTACCTGAGAAACGTGCTAAGGAATTTGCAGCAGGTGTTAAATCTGGTGTGAAGACTGCTGTTAAGTTTGCTAAGGATGTCAAGAAGACTGTATCTGAGGAAGCATACGATCATTACAAGGATGCTACTTTAGAAAGAAGGAGAGTTCAATCCTATAAGGATAGCAAGCCTTCTCATGGAGCAACTGCTCGTAAAGATGACAAAGAGAAGAGCAGAAAAGCATTCCAAAATGTTGTCAAGAACCTCAAAGCACGATATGGAGATGATTCAGTTTTGACTAATAAGACTAATGAGTCAGTAGATTTACAAGAGTTATCTTCTGATACTCTACGGTCAGCATCCCAAGCTGCTGATAAGGATAGAGGAAAGAAAGCAGCTGCTGGAGACAGAGAAGGTGCTAAGAAGAGAGTTGCGCAAGCATCTAAATTCTATTCTGCATCTGCTGCTAAGAGGAAAGAAGAAGGCAAAACTGGTGCTAATTACTCTGAAGAGTATGAAGTAACTAATGCTGACAAGAAGGGTAACACCCCTGCATATCAAGCATATAAGGCAGGTAAGAAGAATGCCAAGACAGGCAAACCTCTATACAAAGCTGCTGCTCATATGAAGGAAGGTGCTGCTACTGCTGAGGCTGCTAAGAAAGAAGCAGTACTTAAGAGTAAAGAAGAAAAGAAAGTCGCTGAAAAGAAAGCACTTCGTAAAGAAAGTGAGTGTAAGGAAGGTCATGGGTATTGGGACTACCATGAGAAGGAAGGATTGAAGAGATTCACTGACTTCATTCAAGAAGGTAACCCAACCACTCGCATGATGAGTAAATCATCATCGCAGCAGACTGGAAACATCAGTGCTGACAGGGGGTCAGACGTAAAAAAGAATCGTGAGTCCCGTAAGGGGCTCGAAAAAGACCTCAAGAAGAAAGGAATAGGGTACAAAAAGGGTACTGGTGAATACAAATATGACGATGGGTCCAAGGGACGTGAAGTTTCGTATCAAACTTCCCCTGCCAAGGGCATGTCGAAGCGAAAGTTTGGTAAAGTAATGAGACGACTTGGGAGGAAGCACGGTCAAGAATCCGTAATCACTAAAGATAAGAACAAACCAGCACGTTTACATGACACTGAGTCTAAGAAACCAGGTAAGTCAGTAAACATTGGTAAAACCAAGCCTGGTAAGCATCCTGACGGTTCTGGAGAAACCTCTGGTACTAAGGTAAGGAGCAACAAACTATCCAAGAAAACCAACAAACCAAGTTATCATTATGGCTGAAGAAAGACGCAAAGTATGTAAGTATTGTGGACTGACCCCACCTCAGGGGCACGGTCGTCCTTATACATACATAGAGAAGCACGAAAGAAACTGTCCAAAAAACCCAGATGTAAAGCCATGAACTGCGTAAAGAAACAATTTGTTAAAGTTGTAGAGTGGGACAAGGCTCTGATCAAGAAGATGCAGACTAGGTTTGGTTGGACTGACTACCAGGTGGTCTGTTTATCTTTCGCAAAAGGGTTGATTATCGGAGCAATTTTATTGTAGTGGATGAGGACCAGAGAAAAGATTTAAGGAAGACGGCTAAGAGACTTATTAAGGTAGCAAAGAAACATCCAAAATGGTATTCCAAAGAGGATGTTAGATACGCTAAACTTATTAAGAAACAAAACAAGAAACCTAAGGAAACCCCCAATGACTGACGACGACCAATGTCATTTATCGTGTGAAGTAGACGACATACGTGTAATGCACAAGGCACTTACTGCCTTTCGTAGCCAATATGGAATGCCCAAAGAAGAATTAGAAAGAGCTGCATCACTCTGTGATATATTTTCACGGTTGGAATTGGATGTTCTCTTAGAGAAAACCACATGTGTTGACTAGCACATCATGTATTGGCCTTACTCATAGTAATAGTTTATAATACCTATTAGGAAAATAAATATTACTATATTAAGGAGTTATCCCATGTCCCATTATACCGTTGGATATTTGGATGAGACACGCCACCATCAAGACATCTGCGTCACAGCAAATGACTCATGGGAGGCTAGAAGTATTGCAGTAGAAGACGTTCCATATCTACATCAACATCCCAATTCAATCGATTGTATCTTAGTCGAAGGGAGCAAATTCGGTGTCGTCAGATAGTATTGTCTGGTCGGTCAACATCATGCTAGGCATTCTACTCATAGGAGTAGGGGTTGCTATCGTATACATATTTAAGTATGACGATTGGTACCCAAATGGGCAAGATGACACCACCGTCTCGGAAGAGTTGCTACAACTTCCGAGTCACGGAAGTAACTAAAGTAGTTGATGGAGATACCATTGACGTAGTAATAGACTTAGGATTTGATATCTATAAGCACGAACGTGTTCGTATAGCTGGTATCGATACTCCTGAGAAGAGGACAAGAGATTTAGAAGAGAAAGCACTAGGCATAGATGCAACCAACTGGATGAAGTATACCCTAGAGGATACTATTGCAGGAGAGAGTGAACTTACTATTCGTACTGAACTTAAAGGTGGTATGGGTAAGTATGGTCGTCTTCTTGGTTGGTTATATGTTGGTGACGCAGAGATATCACTCAACGAACAGATGATCGAAGAAGGATATGCTTGGGAATATGATGGTGGCACTAAGAATAAAAACTTCCAAGAGTTAAGAGAGATTAGATATCAGCATGGTACATTGGAACCTGATGTAGGTGACCCATTACCAGAAGTTATTAGTGATTCAGATATTGAGGTAGCATCAGATGCACCAGAAAACAATAGAGGTCCACTAAATAGTGCTGCTAATATGCCAGGTTTATATTAATGGCTGAAAAGCAGGAGATATATCTAGGTAACCCCAATCTTAAACGGGCTAACGTAGCAACTAACTTCTCACCTGAAGAGGTGAAGGAGTTTATCAAATGCCAACAGAACCCTGTTTATTTTATTCGTAACTATATCAAGATCGTTAACCTCGATCAAGGTATAGTTAATTTTGACTTGTACGATTTCCAAGAAGACATGGTAAATCGTTTTCATGACCATAGATTTAACATAGCAAAACTACCACGTCAGTCTGGTAAGTCTACAGTGGTTACAGCATATCTTCTTTGGTATGCAATCTTTAATGATAACGTTAACATTGCAATCCTTGCTAACAAAGCAGCGACTGCAAGGGAGATGTTAGGAAGACTACAACTTTCATATGAGAACCTACCCAAATGGTTACAGCAAGGTGTTGTCAACTGGAACAGGGGAAGTCTTGAATTAGAAAATGGTAGTAAAATCTTAGCAGCATCTACTTCTGCTAGTGCTGTCCGAGGTATGTCATTCAACATCATCTTCCTTGATGAGTTTGCATTCATTCCTACTCATATAGCAGATGAGTTCTTCTCCTCTGTATATCCTACTATATCTTCTGGTAAATCTACTAAGGTTATAATCATATCTACCCCCAAGGGTATGAATATGTTCTATAAACTGTGGCATGACGCAGAGAAAGGACAGAATGAATACACTACAACAGAGGTACACTGGCAACAGGTACCAGGTAGAGATGCTGCATGGAAAGAGCAGACGATTAAGAATACCTCAGAGGAGCAGTTTAACCAAGAATTCGAGTGCGAATTCCTAGGGTCAGTTAATACTCTTATTTCATCTACTAAGTTAAAGACATTAGTATATGAGGAACCTATTAGTAAGAATGCAGGACTGTCAATTTATGAGGAACCAGAGGAAGGACACACCTATCACATCTGTGTTGACGTAGCAAGAGGTCTAACTAAGGATTACTCTGCATTTACAGTGGTAGACACCACTACAATACCCTATCAGTTGGTAGGAAAATATAGAAATAATACAATTAAACCATTACTCTTCCCTAATATCATTCATTCGGTAGCAACTTCATACAACCAGGCGTATGTGATGATAGAAGTTAATGATATTGGTGGACAAGTAGCAGACATCATGCAGTTTGACCTAGAGTATGAGAATCTACTCATGTGTGCTATGAGAGGTAGAGCAGGTCAGGTTGTGGGACAAGGATTTAGTGGCACTAAGGTGCAATTAGGTGTGAAGATGAGCACTACTGTTAAGAAGACAGGGTGTGCTAACATGAAACAGTTGATTGAGGATGACAAACTCATCTTCAAAGACTATGATATAATGGCAGAGTTGACCACATTCATACAGAGAGGTCAGGCATGGGAAGCAGAGGAAGGATGTAATGACGACCTTGCTATGTGTCTGGTTATCTTTAGTTGGTTAGCAACCACTGA